ATTCTCTTGTCCGGTATAGTGGAAAAGATTTGCGTTTCTATAAGCCAATGCTAATAGTCTATATGTATCATAGCCCATAAACAAAAACAAATCGTCTCTGTCGATAATGTTTGCTGGAACTGCTGCTACCATATCATCAACTAAACCAACGATGTTATTTGCTGTGATTGCTGTTGCAGATGAAGTATTACCATTTACAACTGAACCTGAATAAGTAGTTTCAGCCAAAGTAATCAAACCATCACATAAAGCAGTTTGTCCTGTTGTTGATACATCACCAATCCACACTAGTGTATCAATCAAAGATGAAATATTTGCTACTTTATCTTCAGCGTAGATTTGTTCGAAACCGAAATCAGTTGCGTATGAACCAGGTGCAACTAAATACTGTAAATACACACTTTCTACATCGCCGATACACACAGATTCATTCACCTTGAGCGGACATACAGTAAGTGTATTTTGGTTTAAGTCTGTTGTTCCTGCATCAGTAAAACCACAAGAACCAGATTGTGCTACTAAATTAGAAGACAATGTGTTGATTGTTGCACTTGATTTTATATCAGGTTGAACTGTGAAGAAGTTAATACTTCTACCACCCAAAACCATTTTACGAATAAGTGCCATTTTCTGCTCGTCAACATAAGCAGTTAAGTTAGAAATGTTTAAACTCATTTTTTTCTTTTTTTATTTGTTTATTTGTTTATTTTATTATCTACCGAAAAGGTTTTTAGCCTTCTCATATTTAGATGTTAATACAGAATTAGTCTGTGATTTTTTTGTAATACTTTCAGTTGAAGGTGCTTTACTGAACTTTTGGAAATTAGATTTTAAATCATCATTTTCCTTTTTCAAGTCATCAATCATTCTTTTTAATGTTTCAACCGCTTCGAACATAGTTTTCATTTCTTCACTAACGCCTTCCTCATCAATTTTTTCAGTTTCTTCGCTTTCAAGCTCATTGATGAATCCTTTTTCGTCTGTGTAGATTGTTAATCCGCCTTCCAATTTGTGCTCTCCTGATGGTGCGATAACAAACTCGTCGCCTGATTTAACCATTACCATATCACCAATAGAAGCCGCTTCACCTTTTGATAAGATTTTAACTTCAGTTCCGTCTACAAGTTTCGTCATAATTTCGTTCTTGTATTCGTCAGCCATTTCTTCTTCATCAGTCATGCTTGGTAATTCCTCACCCATTTCTTCTTTCACAGGATAATCATTAACTTCTTTGATTTCACCTGCTTCTACCATAATAGATTTTCCATTGTCTAATGGATAACTTCCGTCAGGTAGGGTAGTTTCTTCACCACCTACAACTTGAACTACTTTTGCTCCAACAGCAAAATCACCGAATACACGGATAATTTCATTTGAAGTCGCGGTGTAGTCTGCCGCCATTTTAGTTTCAGCGAATAATTCCTTGATTTTCGCTATAATGTTCGATTTTTCTTTCATAATACACATTTAGATATAATTTATTTATTGTTGTTTAATCACCATCAATTCTTTGATGACTTGTTTAACTCCTTGAATTAATTGTGAAGCTTTTTCGTTGATTGAAAATCCCCTTAAAACCTTTATATTTTCGTTTATACTAGTCCACTCGATATAGATTAGAACCCCAACCCAAAATCTTGTGAATAAATAATCAAACCATACATAATTTCTTGTAATTTCATTTAGAATAAAATAGTCGGTAAAATACGCCATTATAATTACAGAAAAATATGTGATGAGTTTGGATACAATACCTAACCTCATTTTTCTACTTGTTGTTTCTTCTCCTCGTTTAACTGCTGCTTTTCTTCCTGTAATTGTATCAATCACACAAATTAAAAATGTAATCAATAACATAGGTATTACTGGGGTTAGAAATAACCCAATTGCGTTCCAAATATGTTTCATTAGAGGTTTAATAATTCTTTTATTTTTATTTCCTTATCTGTATCGGGGATTTCACTATTAAGGATTTTGTTGATTTTTGCTTCTATTTTACTAATCATCTCATCTTCATATTTCTCAATAAAGAATCCTTCCAAACTGAAACCTTGAAATGTTCCATCTTTGATTTTATCCCAAACCTCATCGTTTTCAACCATAAATGATGCAACCCACGAACCCTCTGGAATATCAGTAAATAATTCACTTCTATTTCTATCGCCAACAATATAGCTCTCAATCATATAGATTCCATCTTGTTGTAGTCTTGGATTGTGGTTAAGATTTACATTGTGTATTTTGTTTTCCTTGAAGTATTTTTTCATCATTTTTTCAATGGTGTCTTTGGAAAACTTCACATAGTATTTACCAATATTTTCATTATATCGTAATATTTCGGTTTCTGCTAACATAACAGGGGCACTAACAATTCTTTTTTCATCATCGATAGTCTCAAACTTTTGGAATGCTCTGGCCTTCAATCTATTATTGATGTATTCCATCTTTCTAATAGCCCAGTTAATTCCAACTTCACCCCCCCATGCGCTAACCATTATGCCCCCACAACCTTCGTCATAAGGAACATCTTTCCATTGTAGATGACGAGCAAAACTCGCCATACGAGCGATTGTTTCTATTGTGATGTTTTTACCATTACACAACTGATTTGCTCTAGTCCAACCTACTCTTGTTCCACAATTTAATTCGGGGTTTTCTTCTTTATATTTTAATGCTCTACATGCTTCATTTTTAGCGGCTTCAGGGTAGTCATTATAACTATCTTCAATCGTAGCAAATATTTCCCATACGATTTTAGTGGCAGGTTTGTCGACAAATGATAATGCGTCCATTCCCTCCTTCATATTGTTTTCATCAAAATCTAAATAAAAACACGGCAATTCATTTTCTTCCATACCCATATAAATATTAAAACTCAACGCTTTGTTTAATTCTGTTTATTCGTCTTTGACTTTCACTAATATCAGTTTCCACCACATACGCTTTAATTGGTTGATTACTTTGTTGATTTACAAACACATTAGGTGTGGTTTGACTATTACTCACAGGTGGTAAATCAGGAACTAATTTTTTACCTCCACCAGACTCATTAATCTGTGATAATAGATTTGGATACATAGATGCCGAATTGGAGTTAATTACAAACTCACCAGGTGCCAATAACGAAGGGACACTATCAATACTACCCGAACCATTACCAGGAACAATACCACCTTGTGCTGCGGTAAATTGTTGTGAATTGATTTGTTGGATTTGGGCTGCGGCGAATGCTGCTGCTATCGCGGCATAAATGGCTCCCGTAGCTGGCCCGATTAGAGGTGTTGCAACTCCTGATGAATACGCACTTAATATTGCTTGTGCTCCTTGAATTGTCGCATTTACAATTTGTATTTTCTTTTGTTGTTCGAACGCCTTTTTCTTTAAATCAGTTTCTTTCTTTTCTCTATCACTTTCAATTCTGTCTAATTCATATTCGTATTGTTCTCTACTAATAATTTCATTTTTTAATTGTTCGTCTAAAACCTTCTTTTCATTATCAAATTGTTCTGTGATTAAAGCCTGACGCTCTTTGTTTTGTTGTTCTTGGTATGCCGTTATAGTTGAACTTAATTGTCCCCATACTTCGGCAATTTTTTCAGTATATTGTTTAGCCTTATCAACTGCCTTATTTATTTCCTCTTCAGTCGATGGAATTGGGGTTTTGATACCAGTGTAGATTTCATTTATTTTATCTCTAGTATCCTGTGCCAATTTAACAGTATCATCACTATATTTTGCTTGAGCTTGTTGTTTTTCAGCGTCAGTTTTAGTTGTATCTGCTAATGTTTGTCGAAGTTGTAAATCTAATATTTCTTGTTGTCTGTCCGCTTCATCTTTGATGAGTTGGATTTCAGCATCTCCATATTTTTGTCTAATTTCTAACTTCTTTTTATTCTTTTCTTCTTCAGTTAATTTTAGATTCTCAACATCTTCCAACTCAACTTTCTTTTGATGTTGTAATTCAACAAGTCTTGTATTCGCTAAAATCTGTTCTGTTTGAGCGAGTGTGATTTGTTCCTTTGTATTGTATGTATTGATGAGGTTGTTAATGTCCTCTTGTCTATATGTCTCAATCGCTTGGAATACTTTTAGTTCACTTTCAGTAAAAATCCCCACTCTATTGGCAACAATTTCCTCATCAGCTTGTTTTCTAATTGCTGCTTCTCTTGTTTTCCACTCCTCTGTTGTTTTACCTTCTTTCTTAAACTTTTCTTCCTCTAATCGTAATTGTTCCTCTAATGATTTCTCAATAAGTTTTTTTCTTTCATCACCATATTTGGTTTCAATAGATTTTTTGTCTTTTTCTAATGTATTGGTAATTCTATCATTTTCTAATTTGGATTGTGTTTCTTGGAATGCCGATAATCTACTTAATTCATATTGAGCCAATCTTAAAACTTCTGCATATTTTTCAGTTTCATCAGCAACATCTTCCGTGCTTGATGAGGTTTCTTCATTTTGTTTAACATATACCTTTCCATTATTAGTCAATTCTTTATCAACTTTTAATAATTTTTCCCTTGTTAAACCAAGATTATTTTGTGAGGTTTCTACTTCCCTTAATGCTTTTTCAACCGCTAATAATTGTTTATTAAAATCATCATTTCTATCCCTATAATCTTTTAAACTTTCAGCCGATTTAAGAGTGATTTGTTCGTTTGCGTTTAATGCGTTGTTAAATCTTACCAAAGTAGTTCCAGCCTCAAATCTTTCTTTATTAAAGATTTTCAATAATCTCGCCTGTTCTTGTTCTGCCTTAAATCTTTTTTCGTTTGACTTATCAATATATTCTTGGTTTTTTTGTAATTTAAACTTGTTATATTGAAGTGTGATATATTCCCTTACAGTAGCATTTAATTGTGCTTGAAATTGGTTTTCATCACTTAAGTTTTGTAGTGTAGTCCCGTATTGTTTATTTATGTCCTTGATTAATTCTTTTCGTCTTTCACTATTCTTGTTTGTCGCTTTCAACTGAATTATCAAAGTCAAAAACTCACTTGATGATTGTGCTACAGATTTGGCTTCTTCATCTTGTCTTTTCTTTAATTCTGCTAATCGTTTTTTTCTTTTTTCTTCTTCTTTAGCCGCTTCTTTACTGGTGGATACATAATCGTAGATACTATAAACAGCCAATCCTATACCTGTTGCCAAAGCAACAAATGGAATAGCATTCATAGCGATTGCCAATGTTCCACTGGCACCAGCAGCCGCAGTTTCAGCGGCTATAAAACTATACATTTCAGTTATCACAGGAACAATCCCTGCTTTTAACTCTGTGAACTTATCACCTATACTACCAAATGAAGTTATCGCTTGGGATAAGTTTAGAAGTCCTGTAAGTTTTACCATCTGTTGTTGTAAATCTTCATTTTCAATACCGAATACGGCTTGTATTCCCATCAATCCTTGAAATCCTGCAATACCAATTTGAGTAGCGGCTCCAATAGCCTTACCAAATCTTTCTACACCTGTTCCTGCAGTTGCATTAATAACATTATTAGTATCTTGTATTCTGTCTCGTAATTCTCCCGCTCTTTGTGATAACTCTAAAAACCTTTGTGAACCAGGTTCAAGTCCAGCCAATTCATTTTGTAATTGTCGAAGTTCAGCCTTTAATGATTGTTGACTACCAACAACTTGTTTAGATGCCGCATTTAATTTACCTATTTCTACTTCTAAACCGGCAACACTTTTTCTTGCAGTATCCGCCTGTTTTGAGTTTTCACCATAAATCTTAATGGATTTTGTTAATTCAGCATTAGCCTTTTTTAGTTCACTTTGTAATGTAGCAACACTTTTGTTTGCTTGTGAACTATCTATAACAATTTTTATTTGTGCTTCTGTCGCCATCTAATTCTTTATTACTAAATATGTGTTATTTAGATGTGTTTTTATACCTTCACCAAATCAACTTTAACATCATCTCTTGAATCAATAATGTCTTTGACTTGTTGTGCGTTGTCGTAATGTCTAACAATCCCCAATTCTTTGATTTTATCAACCTTTTTTTGATTGGAACCAGTAGCAAATATTCGGGTAAATGGAATACCATATTTTTTACCAAAATTATTTAAGTCCTTAACACTATTTGCTGCCGATATAATATAGATGATATTACCCTCTTTTTTTTCCTTCTCCAAGAGTTTCTTACCTTCATCGGTAGTTAGTGTGTCGTGGTAATCAAAAGACACCTTAACACCCTCCATTTTGTAATCACCAATTGCTATGCCCTGAATATTTGCCTTTTTCTTGGCTTCATTTTTAGATTTTTCGTCATATGGGGAATAAGTGTAGCACGCACC